AGTCTTTACTGTGGAACTTGACTTCATTTCCAACAGTGCATCAAAAATCTTCTGCCTCATCATATCTTAGATCCTCCTTAATGATCTCTTTTTAGAACACACCTTATTTATCTATCTGCACTATTAAGAAACAGGAGTAGTGTTCTGAATATTCTTCAGACGAGCTGCAGAAAGTTCCCGCTGAACAGTAAGACCAACATACCATTCAACACGAGTCCTGTACTTCGGCTCTGCATCAATCTCACCAAGGTCAGTTACCTGCATGTCCCCATTCTGAAGAAGGGCAACACCATTAGCAGAAGTGCTAATGCAGTAAATAGAAGCACAGACACTAGAACCAGAATCGGCAGCCTCAGTCCAGGGAAGAATGTCCATATTCTTGTTATCCTTATCTACAATGATAATGGGAAGGTCATTGTACTGGGTAACTCTGCGGCCAAATTCATCCTTGGTATAAGTAATGTATCCACCAACAGTGTACAACCGAGCAGCCTCCGTAAGGATTCGGCGCATACCCTTGTTCATGAACAGATGAGTAGGTTCATCCACCTGATCAATAAGTTCATCAAGTTTCTTCAAAGACAGTCCAGCACCAGAAGCAGCCGTAGAGTTCTTAATTATCTGATCGCCTGTCATACGGACCTGAAGACCATTGAAGGATCTCTTATTAGAAGCAACATCACCTTTGATAATGGTCTTGGTAATGTACAAAGAAAGTGCCTTAACCTTCATCTGTATCTGAGCAGCCCTGGTTCCCATGCCCTCAGTGGCGGTAATGAACTTGTCAACATCAAGGTCTCCACCACCAATGGCAAGAGTATCAACCATAGTCCCAACTTCCCCAGTGCTCTCATCCCACGCCTCATTTACTCCCCTGAAGTCAACATCAGGAAGCTCATCTTCACGATTAAACTTGTAAGTATTGCCCGGGATGTTCTTCAAAGGCAGAACTCTCAGAGGTTCAGAATTCTTAGCATACAGTTCCATAATGGTTGCTGTATACAGATCTCCTGCGTTTGCTGAAAGCTTACTGGCCTCTATAAGTGTAAGCATATTTTCTTTCCTCCTTAACCTTTCATTATGTTTTTTCTTTTGGTGTCCCGGTAGGATCTAATAAAAAAGCGGTCCTAACAGGACGAAACCGTTTATAAAAACGATCTAGTCCCACCGGGACCGCTTAAATAAGCACCGCTTAAATAAGCTTGTTACCTTTTGTTTCTTCCTGGTTTCCCAGGCACCGAATCTGTTGCTTAACTCTCCGAGTGTGCAACCCCTCTATATTTCATGCTTTTGTGGTCTACTGTTTGCGGATTCCGGCACCAGTAGTAAACATCCTTTCCAATCTGGCACCAGCATCCATGTCCATCAATTCTGCTGCTGTTCCTCCCGTAATAGTCTTCTTCTGACTACCCTTTGTTTCTGCTCCCCGAACAGTTTCAAACAGGAAGGGTCTGTCAATAGTAACAGTCTCAACCCACTCCTCAAAGGTCATCAGAGTCTTACCATCCTTGCCATACAGAAGTTTACCGCCTTTCGTGGGAACAGGGTTTCCATCATCATTGAGATCCCATGTTTCCCTGCCAAGAGAAAGGATAAGCTGCATGGCATTCTGTCTCGGCTGGGAAATAGAAAGAACAGCTTTGGTGATTTCGGAATCAATGAGTACTTCCTTGAGACGTTTCTGAGCTTTTTCTGCTTTATCCTGAAGTTCCTTGTTATTTGACTCAAGACGTTCAACACGACCTTCATAATCCTGTCGCATACGCTCTGTCTTCTCTTCAACCAGTTTATCAATATCACCCTCTTCAAGAAGCTTCTTTTCCCGCATCTGCTGTTCCTTTGCAATAAGCTCCTTGTACTTGTCAAGGTCGATGTCTTTATACTTATCCTCAAATTCCTTTACCTTCTTCTGAAGGTCAATGTTGTTCTGTCGAAACTCTTTAATCTTGGTAGGTGCCTCATGGTCATATCCGTCAAGACTAAGATAATACTTTCCATCATCACCCTTTTCATACAAACCAGCAATTGATGCATCCATTCCCTCAATAGTATCAACTTTAACTTTAAGTTTCATACAGTAATCCTCCTGAGAATTATTATGTAAACAAAAACATAATAAAAGTCAAGTAAAAAATTTAAAAATTCTTTAAAAGATTTTAGAATGAGGAAATAAGAGGGTTTAGAGAGGGTGTTACCCCTCTCTTTTTTTGGGCAGGTTTAGAGATCTTCGTTGATTCTATCTATTGCAGACTTAAATGGATAAGAGGAAATCCTTCCATTAGGAAAAATTATCTTTGTCTCTTTCTTAATTTTGTGTGCATATCTAATAGTGGCCCAGGAGCCAGACCTCCACTCTTCTAAATCTCTCTTTGGACAAGCGACCAAAAGAGAAGTACTATCAACAATGTCATGATTCCTGACGAGATATTCTTTTGATTCAAACTCAACATCATTATCAAAGTAAGCTCTATACTTAGGATTTATGGGAGGATGTCCGTATATCGAAAAACCAACTTCTCTCGCAATAAAAGAGGCCTGTTCATCCGCTCCAATACAATCTCCATGATGAAAATGACCTTCTTTTGTTATATGAAGAAATTGGTTCTGTAAGAATGTTCTAAGAGCTTTTTTCTGTTCTTCCGTCAATCCTTCCCTTGTACCTGTAAAACCTATTCTATAGATTTTCATATAATCAATACCCCTGCTTAGTACCTATAATTTCTACTTTGGGGTTTGTGTCCTGTTCCTCCCTTATCAGTTTCAAGAGAGATTGCAAAGATGTTAAACTCATATTCTCATAGTTTACACTATTTCTAAGAATACGAACAATCTGTCTCCTTTTAACCTCATTGATATCCTGTTCAGAAGCCTTCCTTATAGTATTTCTACGCCAAGGGTTAGAAGTTCTCTCATAACCGTCAGGATAATACAATCCACTCTTTTCTGTCTTAATATTCCCAGCGGGAGTTATTAACACCACTTTATCCAAATGAACACCATACTTTGTAGAAACAATAACAGGATCATTTACCTTATAATCACTCATATTATTACCCTCCTTATTTATTTTACACTAAATCCTTTATTGCTTCCTCAAAAGAATCTTCCTGCCGAATCACTGCAGGCAATCCTAGTTCATCCATAACCTCAACATTGACAACAAACCAGGAAACAGACTCATGTCGTGTATGTACTGGAAAAACGGCATACTGAGAAAAGTCACCAAAGACAACCTTGTTACCAGCCAAAACACCAGCCTTTAAAGGATTATTATTTTCTACTGGATAATTGTACTTCATTTGTTATACCTCCTTTACTATCTCTAACTCACCATATATTAAATTCATCCTTGCTTGTTTTTCCCAAATAATATTATTTGCAGACACAATATAAATATCTGTGTTTTCTCTTCGGAGATACGAACATAATAGGGTTCCCCAATCCTTCCATAATTTATTCTCCCTGTAAATAAATATCTTTGTTCCTGTATTTTCCATCTGGGAATAATTTGTAAAATATACTCGCTAAGTCATTCCACTTCTTTCCGCTAGCAATCATACCCATTATCACACGAACTTCATTTTTATCTACCTCAATCTTTTTATATGGAAATTTATTTCTATCAAGAGTATTTTTAATCTCGGTAGCTGTGAACATTGTGTACCCTCCTTTGTTTTGTTTATATAATACATATAATATTGTTCTAGGGAGAAGTCAAGTACTTTTTTAAAATATTTTTAAAAAATATTGTTTTTAGATCAATTCTTGAAGTTTCTGAATAGTTAAAGGTCTTCCTGTTTGATTAACCATATCTAATAAGGACACTTTCCCCTCACTCCACAGTTTCCATCTTCCCAAACCCAATGCCTCAACCTGTATTTCCTTAGGTTGAGTTAAAAGCCAGTCATTATAATTCATAACCCCAGATACAGGACCACCCATACTAGCCCTGGTATTAAATGGGACTTGTTCTAATTTGTTTCCAAGTCTTTTTGAATTTAGATTATTCCTATTTTTTTCTCTTATTAACTCATCAAATGTCTTAAGTATGGGGATATATGTGGTCCTGCAACGAAAATGAAAAGGAGGTGGACCACTAATAGGGGCTTTTTTTGACTTATCCAGAGGCTTCCATTCTTTATCAAATTGCATACCATCAATAGATCTACAAAGAGGAGTTGTTCTCATATCCAATGTAGCAACTATCTGATATCCTTTAATCAAATCATCATTTGCCTGATACATAGCTGTTCTGGCATGACTGGAAACCTGAGCAACACTTGTCCTTACTAAAGCATCGGCCTCATTCCTAGTAAGACGAAAAATAGTTCCTTCATATGTAGTTTCCATACCCCTTACTCTTCTGATCAATTCTCCAACACTTTCTCCCTTTGCCATTCCTATCTGAACCATACTGGAATTATGAACGGCCTCAGCCAATGCCCGGGAAACTCTTTTTTTATAAGTGTTGGCAATTGATTTGAACCAGTTCCCTATGGTTTCTCCTTGTATAAGAGATTTGGTCACTATACCTTCTAATAACTCAGGAGTAAGGGTTACATTGAACAGGTCAATTCCCAATACCCTATTTAGCATAACTCCATGAAGTTCTGATTGGTTCTTTGCCAGCTTTTTTAGATCGGAATTCACAGTTCTACTTATCTTAGAAAAACCATTGTTGACTATTTCATTGATTCTTCTATTAAGATTTGTCAGCCTCACCTGTTTCCAAGTTGTGGCTTTGACTTGTGTAGGATCTGCTTTAAATATCTCAAGTTCTATTTCTTTTTGAATGTCTTTCAATAACTGTTCTACTTTTCGCTGAACTCCGACACCAAATCTTTCAACCTGGATATTGTACCGGATAGTATTGTCATATACTTTATCAGCAATCTTTTTAATATCAGACATTCTTTTTGTCCTCTATAGCTCCCTCTCCATCCACAAAAACAAAGAACAACTGTTCTTGAAACTTCTCCAAGTAAGTGACTTTCATCCTCAGACTTTGAAGAAGAGAAGGATAATTATAGTTGAAACAACCTCTTCTTTCATCAAAGGTATCTCCATAAGGCCTATCATAAAACCACCCCGGCTCAAATGAGGATATACAAACAACCTTCTTAGCCACCCTCTTTATTTCAAACAGGACAGAAACAATATTAGCAGGCTTTTGATGGAGAAGAACCTGGGAACAGACACACACATCAAACTCATTAAACGCAAAAGGAATCACATCTACTTCAGTCATATGTTTGAATTCTTTAAATGGAATACCTTCCCTCTTTGCATTCTCCAGTAACCTATCTTTGTACATCAAGGAAATATCACAGACAGAAACTGAGGAACACTTCTTATAAGCCGGGAACAACCTGCCTATACCAGGACCAAAATCAAGAACCTTATCCCCGGCATTTATCTGACCCTTCACAAACTCAAGATTCTTTTCATAATAAACGTCATCTGAAGAAGTGGGGAGCCTTCTTTCATTCCAGTATTTGATTTCATCATAGTTGTTTTCATTTACAGGAATGTTTCTCCCAAATAAATTGATATATGGCATTACACTTCCTCCACTTCATCCTCATCCTTTCTTCCCAGACCACTCACAAGTTCTTGCTGTTCTTTGAACCTTTCCATACCCTCTTCTAATCTCTTGGTAGCATCCTCTTCTATTAAGGCTTTCTCTTCTTCAATAGTTCTATCAGGAGGAAGTAATTCACCCATCTTAAGATTATAGATGAAAGTATCCCTGGAAATCTCTCCACTTTGTACAGCTTGAACAAGGGCAATCAAATCCTGTGCACTCATCTTTGCTGAGATGAAATCCCTGTTTACATCAAAGTCAATTTCAGCATTTGCTTCATTAATATACATACAAGCAAATTGAAGAACCTTTTTAAAACCCTCTTCCGTGTTATTCGCTATACTGGTAAGAGTGGCGGTATCAGCAGAACTATGAAGTCTTACTGTTTCTGCTGCCTCAACTCCAGCTTTGGGAGTTTCCAATAGGAGTCTAGCTCCTACTACAGCCATGTCCTTCTTTAACTCCTGAAGAGAATCCAGTACTGCCCGCATTCCCTGCCCTGTGAACTCCATGTAACCACAAGAACCGGAAGGATTATCAGTTACCAGACACTTCTCAGGACCTAAATGAAACTGGGTTTCAGTAGGGAATCCTATTGCATAAGGAGTAGGAAGAGCACACACATGGATGCCGTGCCAATAGTCAGTACTTACCTGCCAATGCTTTATATTCAGATTGACCAGATCCATAAGAGGAGGCTTACTGGGAATAGGACTGTTTCTGGTGGCTCCGAAGAACACAAAAGGTATTTCATCCAGCCTCTTGCCTCCGGCTTTTGTGGGACGCAACTCTAATGTACCTTCCTCATCAAAAGGAACAGGAACCCATTTTCCTTTATTTTCCCCTTCACTCTCACTCATCTTATACTGTCGAACAACCACCAAATTATCATCATCAAGGAAAATCTCTTTAAAATACTCAACTATTTCAGTTTCATAAGAGTCTCCAGCAACCTTTTCTTCTTTCTCTTCTTTTAATACTAACAAATCAATCTTTTCCTGATCACCTACCATCCTAGTTGTACATCTGTAAATGGAAAGGCAATCATACAAGGAAAGATAAGGTCTAGGAGTTCCCTGTAAATCTGTGGAAACATCAACATATATCCCATAAAACCCAGGACCAAGAAGTTCATCAACTACTGTGGACACAACAGAATTTAAGGATTGTCCATCAGAGGTCATTCTTAACAAGAAAGGTTTTAATCTTGCTGGGGCCTTAACAATAGCAGGTCTCCTCATAATAGCACCATGTAAACCTACTACAGTTCTTGAAGTTGCATTATAGAAGGAACCTCTGTTTAGATAATTAGCATAGGATTTAGGATCTTGTCCACTAAGAGCAGGGAGAAATGTAGAACCTGCCTCCTTAATGGCTTCTTCGCCTTCCAATACCGTTCTTACTTTAACCCATCTTTCATAGAATAATTGATACACAGTCCCTCTTGTGTCAATACCCATGTTTACAGTCCTCCTGAGGAGTTAATACATTCCCTTATTTTTACCTATACACAATGAGAGACAATAACAAACAAAAAGAAAGTAACATACTTTTTTTAAAAAATAAAGTACTTTTCATTTGATTGTCTCAGACATCTTCACCAAAATGATGGAAGGAACCTATCCCCAGATATATTGTATCATCAAACTGAGGAGGGAAACCCTCATAATAGTTCTTGTACAATAAAGCCTCTTGTATGGTGTTTACACCTTTCAAATCATCATCATGAGGATTCACAATTTCAAGCATGGTAGTATATTCTACTACTGAAGTTGGTTTTCCCTGATTATCATAAAGCTGTCCAAATCTCTTAGCAACGGGTTCTCCAACCTTTCTATCCATGATAAAGTCTTTTTGACTATAAAACAAATGACCAAACATTACTCCAACCAATTCACTCATGATAAAACCTCCTTTAAAGGCTTCATGTTGGCAAGTTTGTTATGAAGATCCCAACCAGCTATTCTTTCACATCCATCAAATATGTGAGCATACTTATCATTTCCAATAGGAGGCTTTTCCACAAGCACACCAAACTTACTTGCCACAATAGCCATGGACCTCATTAAAGCAATATCCATTTTATCCCCTATGGACCTAAATGGATGAACCCAGACTTTTATATGAGTTCTCCAATGACCATGAGTAAAGTTCTTAATTAGACAATCATAATATGCTTCCACTCCAGCACTGCCTAATCCATGATCAGCAAAACATAGAACAGGAACAGAATCCCGCAATGAAATAGGGAAGTCCAATTCTCCTGAAGGTAATATCTTTGCTTCTACTCCAGGGAGAACTCTTTTTAAACCATATTTGCTTCCCATATCCAGCACTTCCTGGGCATACTTAATATAATCATAAGTTGGGTTTGTTCTAATGTGCTCAGTAAAAATAACTGACTCAAAACCCTGTTCACTTGCAAACTTACATACATCCTCAATACTCCACTTACCATCTGTCAAATCTGTGTGAACATGGAAAAGATAGTTGGTAGTAAGGATCTGTTTAAAATCGTACATAGTTATTTTGTGCATTTATACATACCCCTCCCCAGACTCTCTTAAACTTCATTCCGTCTGCTATGGAAAACCCTTTAGTAATCTCTCTGCCTAAAGATTTCAACACTGCATTATAAATCATGTTATATCCCGCCAGTGTAGAAACTATCATTGTTCCCTGTACTCTTGGATTACATTCTAAGAGCTTTGGTTCACCATTACTGGAAAGTTTAAACTGGAATCCAAAGCAATACTGCAGTCCTGGGATGTTCTGAGCCAGAATAGTTGAGTACTTTATTATATCCTGTCTCATTTCCACTGTGTTCTCAAAGCTGATGCCATTTACTATCTTATCTCTTCTCCTTGGAATAGTTACTGTAACATCATCATCCTGGTAAACATCAACAGTATACTCGGCTCCCGGGAGGTATTCTTGAACCAATAAAGTCCTGTTTGAAAACTGACTTTTCCCTTTTGAGGTTAACACTTTTGAAATATGTGTAAGAGAACATCTCATACCATCTGGTTTTTCAGTAAAGAACTCTTCACAAGATGGTACTTTAGCACTTACTATCCTTACACCTCTACTCCCGTTACCAATAGAGGGTTTTATTACCACTTCATTATTAGGATAACCCAGTTCAAAACAAGCCCCTTCAAGCTCATGAGAATTACGGACATAATACGTTCTTGGACAAGGAACACCTAAATTGCTTGCTGTTTTTATTAGACTCCACTTATTGTTGACTAAGCTGGTGGCATTTCCCAAAGAACACACTATCTTCACAGGAGCAAAAGCAGTATGCATACAACTCAATGCAGATACTTCATCAGTAGTTTGGGGAATTATGACATCAATCTTGTGATCCTCTATTAAGTCTTTTAAGTTTGCTTCATACATGGAAAACCCATGATAAGCAGGAGAGTATACTTTATAAAAATCATCACACAGTTCCTTTCCTACAGCATTGGAATTTGTATCACACCCAACAATATAGAAATCCTGCATATCCTCATTGTTTATGAGGCTCCAAATAGTTCCAGTAGTGCCAGGAGCCCCAGCACCAGTAATTAGAACCCTAATTACATCACCCATTTTATCACCTCATATGCTTCTGCATACCTACACCTGATTTGTAACCCTCTCATAATCGCCAATGCCCTTATACACTCAGGATCTGAGTACTGCCTATCAATCTGAGACTTGTAACATTTAAACGATCTAATTTTCTCCTCCAAGTGCTCAGATGTAAGCTTGACATAAAACTGTGTAGAGAAGGATAGGTTGTTCCATGGGAGTTCATATCCAAGGATTGAGCAATCCTTAAATGCTCTTACTGCTTCCTCATAAATAACCTTGTGATCCTGGTGACAATCAAAAGAAGAAGGAACCAGTACAAGAGAAGGCTGATACATGTTCTTTCTACCTATCATTGTATCAAGAATCTTTTGCCTGTTTTGAGGAAAGTCCCTTACTGGAAAATCAAATAACTCAGGCTTTGAATTTACTCCTATTACTTGTAAGGCATCAATACATTCCCTGGTAAGTACATCCTTTTCATGTCCTGTTGAAAAAGCCATGTAACAAACCTTGGAACACAAATTAGCTGAAGTTATACGCTTAATAAAACCACTACACCCCAATTCATCATCCGTATGAGGAGCAATAATTAAGACACTATCAAACATTAAAATCCCTCCTTCAGAATACCTCTTAGTTGCTCTATTCTGTTATTTAGACTATGAGAACTCAGTACCATTTTCCTCCCTTCATTCTTTACCATTGTAAATCTTGAAGGATTGTTCAATACCTCATCAATTTTAGTCAGAACATTATCCTTTGTGATAGGTACATAATGAATGTTTGGGATGAATCCCATTATATCCATATCCTTTACATGGTTTGTCAGTAATAAGGAACCAGCGGCCGGGATCTCCAAGCACTTTGTTACAACATATGGATAAATACCACTCTCAGTTACACAGCATTCAAACTTGTTAAGCAATCCTGCATATTTATCTCCTTTAAAATCATGCTGAAATGGGAATGGTGGAGGATATGGAGGAGGGACATGGACTATCTTATCACCATTACCATTTTTAATAATATAATCCCGTATTGTATACACCTTAGGATTAAAAGCCCCAGACAACAAGCACATCTGAATAGGATCTTTGTTTATTTCCAACCTCGTATATCTTTCATGAGGAGAGAAAAAATCAGGAAAGAATATCATCTTATCTATAAATTCCGGATACAGTTCCTCAAATACCTGTTTTGATGGACTTAGAATCTTATCATATCTCTGAAACATTACTTTCATAGTGTTTTCTACTAACTTATTATCATATGTTTGGAGATCCCTCATATAAGCAATAACCTTTGTATGAGATGGGATACTAAGAATTTCCCGTATCATCAAAGTAACTCTATCATGTTGCGGAATTGCAAATGTAAACAGGATATCCGTATTGATGGGAATATCTGGAGTATCTGAGAATAGCACTTCAAAACCAAACTCAGTCCTCATCTTTTCAAATAAAAATAAATAAGGATCATTCCAAGCTCTAATTTTATAAACTGCTGGGCAAAGTATTATCTTTCTTCCCATATTATAAATACCCCTTTATATTCTCATCTGTAAAACACTATCAATTTCACCAGTAGCTACAAAACCCATGTCCCCAAAAAAAGTAATAGCAGACTTGTTCCATGTATATGTGTTTAATTCT